TCTGGTACATCTGCCAAGCTATAGCTAAACTCATAATTAAGTCATCGTGAGCATTTCTTTCAGCTTGTGGTTTCCCATTCTTAACTATAAATGACAACATTTCCCCATAAGTTATAGGGTCATATACTTTAATCAGCCCTTGATGTATAGCTGTTCTTAACTCAGATATCATAACTGGTCTTGTAGACATATTAGTATCCCAACCATATCTGCTTCCACCTTGACTAGCTATATCTATAGCCCCTATATTAGGCATTTTGAATAGTGTATACAGTTGTTTTATGTTTAGTCCAGCTAATCTTTCACAATGTATTAGTCCACCATTATTTCTTTCTATAGCTATAATAGGTTTTATATTAGTTATATTGCTCATAGCTTCTAATACCCTATGTAATTGGGGTAAAAATTCAGAAGTAGGCTGTTGTGAGTGGTATACAATCGGTACATCTAATTTAGTTTTAGACAATACTTGCATAGCAGTATAATCTCCACCACCCTGAGCTGTATCTAGTGCTATTAGTAGTTGTTCTTTAGCTTCTATTTTTCTATATTGCCTCCACATAATTATAAATTATTTATAAATTGAAATTCTATTGGAGTTCTCTCATAATTCTTCTTATAATCGTTAATAAACATAGGTTCAAAAAAGCAGTCTCCAGAGGTGAGAAAAGCCTCTTCAGCTGTCATTGGGTATTCTTGTACAAATAATCTTCCTAAACGCTGTTTTTCGCTGTCTAAATACTCTTTAGAATAGAAGTCTTCCCCAGAAAAGAAATGAGTGGTAAACCCAGACTCACCGATATAGCTTTTATCCCAGAAATCCTTAAAATCGTTAAACCCATTAGCAGTGGTTTCCACCACAAATCTACCATCTGGAACTAAAGCTGTACCAGCAGAGGCTAATATTTTATCAAAGTTCTTATAAAAGGCAGCTTCAGACATATGTAGGTTAAAAATAGTCTTAGAACGACCAAATTCTTCATTCTCAGCAGTTCCAATTATATATCTAGCACTATTATGAGCATTCTGTAGCTCATATTTAGAGTTATATTTTAGAGGCACCTTTACATTATTCTTCTGCTCATAAGATTTAATATAATATTTTACACGAGCTAGTAAATCCTGAGCATTATCTGCTTTATCTGCTAACACTACGGATAGACTATTTTCTTTTAAGATAAAATCTTTAGTAAAAGCAGCTAATATAAAAGAGCTAAATCCCATTTGTCTTGCTTTTAGAATTACATCTCTACCAGTAGCTTGTTGTACAAACCTAGCCTGTATATTATTTAATATAAAAGGTCTTTCAACCCCATCTTTACCTATAATAGACAATTGGTCTTCAATAAACTTAGCTGAACCTGTATATTTAGTCATCATATTTATCCTTATGAATATTATTAATCTGAATATAATTATTGCCACCAGAATTATCATTTTCCTTATAACTAACCCCCATCAATTTCAAAGCCCTATCAGAAGCCTTTAATTGTAAATCTAAGTCATCCACATCAGTGGTTATCATTTCACCATCTACAACTATATTTTTCTTAGCTTTAAGACTTTTAACTAAAGGTTCTAAAGCCACATCTAAGTTAATACCTTTCTTATCTAATACTTTTAACACTAATTCCTTAATAGTAGGGTTCTGTAAATTATTACTAGCAATCCCAGAAGCAGCCTGTAAACTTTTAGCATTATAAGCATCGTAAGCTGCCCTATTAAATGGTAAACCTTTAGCCACATTAGCCACAAACTTCTTCTGCTTCTCAGTTAACCTTTCTATCCTATCCTTCTTCTTAACATAAGGTTTCTTAGGCATCTTCCTTTTCTTTCTAGGTTTAGGCACAAAAGTCATAGGCTCCCTAGCCTCACTTAAACTAGGCTCAAACACAATAATTTCACCCTCAGGTGTCTCAGTCTTGAACTTCTCGTCCACATAACTATATTTTATATCTTTCATATTGCTACTATATTCTAATAAAACTATACAACAAAATATACAATCTGTAAAGCACTTAGCATATATAAGCCCTCTACGAGACTTCATTGCATTACGTCATTATAATTATTTTGAAAAACTTGACTTTTAGAAAAAAAACTGGTACAATGCTTGTAACCACCCGCAGGAATAAAAGGTAAGAGTGACCATTATCTTCTCACCAAAAAATAAATGACATTCCTGTATTTTATAGAGTTCTAGTTAATTCCTACCGGAAATAGAGTTCTAATAAAAAGAAAAATAAATATATAATTTCTAATTTATATTTTACATATATTAAATTGTATTCTAGAGGAAAGTGTACCTCCCCTATATGTTATATATATACTATACTCCCCTACTGTGAGAGACACGAAGACCTACCCCGTGGTCTATAGTAAACAAATAAAAGACAAGAGGTATATATAATATCTTTTATACTTTTGTTTATAACTTGTACTACTTGCAAGTCATTTGCAATATTGTTTATAGTCTTTACTTGTTATCTATATATTGTATCTATACTATAATAACACTGTTTTAAACTATTATAATGGCTTATATATATCTTATATCTATATATTGCAATTATAAATATAATTTATAAAACCTATTGACAATATTAGAAATATGGTATATAATTAGTACATAGCAAGAGTAAAAGGATATTTATACTACAAGCTAATTTATAGAATAGACTTGATTAGTTACTAAATAAACCTTCTATCTCTTGTCTAGCGGTAATAATTAACTATAAAGGGCTTATGATGACACTTAATGCAATTAAGAAACTAGAAAAGGCAACAGGTAAAAAAGTAACTATTGACCGTAATAGAATAAGTTTAGACTATAATAATAAATATGATATAAACTTTATAGACCAACAGGGTAAAGCTATTCTATTTCACTTATCTAATAAAAAAGACCCTAGCAATGTGATGACCGACTATTTCAGCGATATATTCTTTGATAATATAAGTAAATTATTAAAATATCTAACTAACTAAATATGAGAAACAAACTGCTAGAAATAAAACAGCTACAGGAGGAGGGATTTTCCCTCCCTGATAGCCTTAAAATTGCCTTTAAGGGGATATATTATAGTAAATACCATATATGCAATAGTCTTGATGAATATCTAATGCTATTCATACTATTTTTAGGGGGAGGGCTATTATTAGTATTAGCAATATAACTAACTAACTATGACTTATAAAAATATTATTAAAATGACAAGTAAAGGTGAATTAAGTTTAATTAAATCTAAAACTGGATATGATGTATTGTTAAAACAAAATCTCCTTGATCATTACACTATAAATATTTTGAGTGTAACTAAAAATCAACTTGATATAGCTATTGAATATTATAATTCTAAAGTTAAATCAATGAATTATAAAAACATACCATCAAACGAATTGTAAAAGCTATTGACATAAATAATAAACTATGATATAATTAAATAAAGATTGAGAGATGAGTGAATAGGATTGAGTGCAATATATTAAAAAGTCACCATATCCAAAAGCTCTCTCTAGTCTAGCTTAATAACTAACTAACTAACATTATGAGAAAGATAGACAAGTACGATGACACTTTTATAAACGGTAACTGGATAAATATAGATAAGCACTCAGAACACGAAAATACCTATATACTGACCTTTGAAACTCCAAATGGATATAATATAAGAAAAACATATCAAGGCTACTCAAGACCACAATTCTTAAAGCACTTTAAGAAACTTATAGACCAATATTATCAGATAGATTATAAATTAAACTAACCACTATGAATACTTACGAGGATACTTACTACAACTGTACTAGATTAGAACAAGCCTTTCTAGATTATGGAGATAGTGAAGGATTAGAAATGCAAGATATACCAAAAAGATTATTAGAACCATTTACAATCAAACTATTCACAAATACATCACTTGCTGGAGACAAAGGAAAGCAAGATGAAATATTGGATACAATGATTAACCAAAGACAAACCATCCAACAGCAATATGATATGGGACTTATAGATGATGATTATATGCTAGAATTAGCTGAAAGGTGGGATAATGAAGATAATCATTATAGCGAATATGCTCAAACAGAATTAGAAGCCTTAAGAAATAAATAATATGACTAAAGAAACTACAAAATCAAGCAATGGTACAAGTTTTCACGGGGATACAATTAGAACTTCTTATAATATACTAGAAATAGTATTAGGAAAGCCTGAAGCATATGAAAGCGGTAAAGTAGCTTTTGAATGGACAAAAGAAATTGAAGGTGAAGTATTTACAGTTTACGACTGGAAAGAAGAATATTTTTTTGATGATGACCTTATAGAATGGCATATTGGAGCAACTACTCCAGAAACTAGTAAAAAAGCTAAAGAAGAATTAGAGAAATTAGTATTAAAAGTAAAATAACTATTATGACGAAATACAATGAAGTCTGTTTACAGAAAGGCTATATCATTATCAAATTAGCCCTATTTATGCTTATATTAGGCTTGATTATAACAATTGGGATACAATATAGAGCATATCAAGAACTAAAGCGAGAAGCCTCAATTATCCAGTACAAAGTTTACAAAGACCAATGTCATAAAATATATAAATATTAAACATATGGAAGAAATAAAAAATGAATACATATCAAATATAGTACAAGAAGATATAGACACTTATATCTCACTACATAAAGAAATTACAAGTGATTTATTAGAACATATAGAAATTATGACCGACCAATTATGGAAGGATTATAAGTTAGATATTAAATAATATGAGAAAGATTAAATTTAGAGCTTGGCATAAAAATAGAGAATGTTTTGTACCAATACAAGCACACTTTAGTTTTGATACTAATGGAGAACTTTATCAAACTGACTATAAACCAATAGAACTTATGCAATATACAGGACTTAAGGATAAAAATGGAGTAGAGATTTATGAGGGAGATATTGTAAAAACAAACACAGGTAATATTGTTAGTGTTGAATATGATAATTATTATGGGGCTTATTTATTCGGTGGGTTTAGAACAACTCAAGACGAAATATATGAACTTGAAATTGAAGTCATCGGCAACATATACGAGAACCCTGAATTATTAGATAAAGATTAGCCTATGAGAAAAATAATAAATATGGAAGAAATTGTCAAAATTAGAAAAGGATTAGGCAAAACTCAAGATGAAATGGCTCACTATATAGGAATAAGTAGACCAAGTTATATATTGATAGAGCAAGGGAAAGCAGATATTACAGTATTCCAAGCCGCTATAATGGCAGAATTACTAGATATACATTATTTAGACTTTATGGAAATGCTAGTCCCAGAAGTATTAAATTCACGCCTATGATATAATAAGTACAGCACCTTACACTGATTATGACTGTTGCTCCTATATGGAGATTATAATTAACTCAAACATATTAGACGATTAAAAAATTGTAAATTATCTAAAAAGACTATCACTAGATACAAATGGAATTTATTGATAGCACTGTACTGCTTACTATTTTTATTCTGGATATTAAAATATTCTGAAGCAATAGCTCAACCTTATACACCAACTAAAATAGTATATACCAAATTAGAACGATTAGAGCCTATACCTGAACCTAAACCTGTTAATATACCTCCCAAGCCTAAAACTCTTGCGAGAGAGGTAAAAAAAGAGCAAATTGCCTATTCTGAAAGCTGTTATGACTATGTAGATGAGATGGCTACCAAATATAATGTAGATGGAGACCTTATGAGGAGGATTATAAAAGCTGAGAGTGGAGGTAATCCAAATGCAAAGAATAAAAACTCTACTGCCTCAGGTTGTAGCCAGTTTATTAAATCTACTTGGGAAGGTACACTAAGACAAATGGGTAGAGAATATGTATCACCCTTTGACCCTAGAACAAATGTAGAGGCTATGGCTTTTAAGATATCCAGAGGAGGGATTGGAGCTTGGAATGCTAGTAAAAGTAAATGGAGTAAATAACTAACTATAAACTTATGAAAAAAGTAACTTTTTTAGAAGAAATTAGAAAAAATTTTCAAGATTATCAAAAAGAACAATTATTTGTTGAAGATTTAGACAATTTGATAGCGAACACTCCAGAATTAAATAAAAACTCTGAACAATATAATAAAGAATTAGATAATTTTTTAGACTATTTATTAACAAATTCTGATAATTCTATAAATACTGATAAATTAGTTTCTGAGATATATTATAAATTAAAAGCTATAAATTTATGAAAAAATTAACTAAAAAAGAACTAATTCAAGACTTAAAAACATTATATTGGATAAATGATAAATTAATAAAAGATAATAAAAAACTTGCAAATATGAACCTAAAGCTTTTAGAAGAAGCAAAAGAAAATAATAAAAAAGATGATGCATTTATTCAAGTACTAGAGGATATACAAAAAGTTATAGAGCGAGAAAAACTAAACCATTTATTTGAAGATATTAAATTAAATTTATGATAAAACTTACAGCACTTATTAAAATGATACCGATTACAATAGGAACTATAATTATAGGAATAATAGGTATAATATGCTATTATAGTCTATATTTATTACATATAATTAAAAAGTACTTGACAAAATCTAAGAAATAGTGTATATTAAAGATACACAAAGTAAATGGAATTAAGTCAGCTGAACGACTATAAATTACAGGAGAAGAGAAAAGACTCACAAATACAAGCACAATAAATCAAAGTATAGAAACCTTTTGAGAGTTTCTTTATATATAAATTGTGCTATATATAGAGACCTTCTCAAAGGGTTTTTTAGTATAAATAAAGTAAAATATATGGGATATAACTTACACTCTTGCTGTCATAAATGTCAAGAAACAATAATGCACTTTAGAAGAAAAGAAAATGAGACTATTTTAGATTTTTATAAAAAACACGCCGATTGTGCAAAATATAATAAAAATAATGTAGAAACAATATTAGACCAAAATGGACCAGATGTAAACTGGATAGATTTATATAAAGAAATAGAACTGTGAATAGAAATCAGGCATTCCCAATAATATATAGAAAGCTAAAAGAGCATAATATAACTATGGATAGTTTATCTTTGATTGAAAGACTCAAATCATTTGAAGCTAAAGTTGGAGATATTCAAGATATTCATATAGAAGCAATAGTTAAAAAACTTGTAAGCAATAATAAAGGCTATAAATCTGAATAAGGTTTGTGGCTTTTTAATTCTTTACAAACACCTATCTAAGTGAGGTTTAATCAAAGTTTGCTCACTAAAATAAAACAAACTTAATACTCTTGCCGATATGAGTGGTTGGGGTGGAGTGTAAGAACTTCACTTGAATTCCCCCCAGCTATAGCATATAAAGAGTAGATGTACAATTCTGATAAGATATATCTTGGGAAATTGGAACATATCTTGAATAGTAAAATAAGAAACATAATCTTAGAAATTAACAACTTCACTATAATATAGGATATGGGGTATATCAGGGATAAATAGATAAGGTAATTACATATAGGATAACCACTAGAGATAGGGGAAGAAGTTTTTTTGTCTTTAATTTATATCTTGACTTTTCTTTCTTTTTATGCTATATTGTATTCGTAACTTTTTGGTTAGTTAGTTACAAGCTAGACAAGGCATAAAGGCTGGATATATCTGATTTAAGTGTATCTGGTCTTTTTTTATTTATATGTTATACTATAAAAGTCTGGTAGTCATTGACTGGACATCTCTTTGATTAAGGAGCCCTTCTTCCATATGGGCTTCTTTTTTATTACTATTGACAATTTTAAGAAAGTATGCTATAATTGTATTAAGATAGTTAGATAACTGTCTAGTATAAACTAAATTAACCAGTATGAATGAAAAAGTAATCATTCCAACAGAACCAATAGACCTAGTAGATTTTCAAACTCCTGAAGATGTAGAACAAGAACTATATCGTAGAGAGACTGAAGACCTTGATTTATTATTAGTAGAATTAACAGCATAAATATGAAAATATATTCACAATTAGCAAAGTTTCAACAAGAGGTTGGGACTATAAATAAAGATAGTAAAGGTTATGGATATAACTATGCAAGCCTAGATAATATTGTAGCAATTATAACTCCTTTCTTAAAAGAAAATAACTTAGGGTTTACACATACTTTTGATGGCACAGATATTATTTGTACTTTATTTAGCACCGAAGATGAAAATGTTATAACTTCTAGATTATCTTTACCTCAGGAAACTCTAAAAGGTATGAATATGTCTCAATCAATGGGAGCTAGTATAACTTATGCTAGAAGATATACATTATCTGCAATATTAGGGCTTGTAACTGATGAAGACACTGATGGAGTGGCAAAGACTGCTTCTGGAGATAAAAGTGTCTCACAGGGGCAAAATATGGCGAATAAGAAGTGGTTTAGCCTTGAGACCTTTGATGGTAAACCGATAGATGACAATATAAAGAAAGTTCAAATGTTAAATGAGAAATATAAGACTACACCTGAGATTATAAAGTACATAGAAAGTAAAGGATATTTATTATCTAAGAAAGCTAGAGAACAGATAGAAATTTTAATAAATACATAATATGACAAACTTTGACAATTACAAATTTAGAAGTTCACAGATATATAGACTTTTAACTCAACCTAGAACTAAGAAAGATAGAGAAGCTGGTAAAATGTCTGCTACAACAGAAGGATATTTGTTAGAATTAGCAATAGAGGCTATATATGGAAGAGCAAAAGAAATAGAAAGCGATGCAATGAGTAAAGGAATAGACCAGGAACAAAATGCTATAGAACTATTATCTGAAATGCACCAAACTGAATATACTAAGAATGAAATGCAATTAGAAAACGATTATATTACAGGAACTCCAGATATATTAGAACCTTTAATAGACATTAAAATCCCTAAAGATATATTTTCTCATTGTGGGAAATCAGGAATACCTAAAGTCTATGAATACCAACTATATTGCTATATGATACTTACAGGACAAACTAAAGGATATATAGCTTATATATTAGCTAATTCTCCAGAGTGGCTAATAGAAAAAGAGTTTAACAAAAAAAGCTATTATAAATCTGAAGACACTTGGCAGGAATTAGAAGAAATAATTAGAAAGCAACATATATTTAATGATATACCACTGAATAAAAGAATAAAGATATTTGAATTAGATTATAAAAAAAATGTGGAATATGAAATATATAATGCAGTAGAAAAAGCAAGAAACTATATGAATAACTTAACAATATGAACATAATAAATGTAAATGGTAAAGAATACTATACTCAACAGGCAAAAAGACAACTTATAACAACCTCAACCTTTGTAAAGATAGAAATGGTTATTTATTTCAAAAAAACAGGCGAGAGGGTTAAATTATACGACAAGGAGGTGGTAGATAAATATCATAAGAACTCTAAAAATAAGAAAGAAAAGATATACATATCTAAGTTTGCAAACGACAATCATTTGAAAATACTTAAAGATTACACTATATTCAATATGTCAGCCGCAGATATAGCAAAAAAATATAAAATAAGTAAGCAAAGAGTATATCAGATACTAGACAAGCACATAGACCCAGTAAAGAAAGATTTAACAATTAACGAATAAATTATATGGAAAAAAAGAATTATGTAGGATATGTAAAAGTAGTACCAGGTAAATTTGGTGAGATTACTAAAATTAGTCTTAACTCAGATGACTTAGATAAGCTAAAGCAATTTCAGAATGAAAAAGGTTATGTAGCAATTACAATGTATAACTCTCAGAAAGGTGGTAAATATATGATTGTAGATAAACCTTTAACTAGAGAAGAATATCAACAGTTAATGCATAAGAATATATCTAAGTTTCCAAAGAAAGAAACTGCTCCTGTACAAGATGATGAACTAGATTTAGAAGAAATACCATTCTAATATGAAAAACTATATAGTTGAAGCTTATAAAAAAGGTGCAAGTATAGAAATTCTTATGAAAGACTTTGATAAATCTAAAGAGGATATTATCCAAGCAATTATAGAAAGTGAAGATGCAGTTAAATACTATTTAGAACAATTAGGTATAAATAAAATTAAAAAACTATGAAAAACCTTACATACGACCAACTTATAGAACTCGCCCCTAAAGATAGACCATTTCAGATTGAGATAAATCGTGAAGATTTAACAATAAATAAAAGATTTAATCTTATAGAAAAGTCTTTATTATGGGCTTTTATTGATAAAAATAAGCAAGTAAACACAAATTTGTATTCTCAAACGAATGTTAGTGGTGGTCTAGATTACACAGAAACTGGTAGTATTGCTCCTTCTGATAAATCAAGAAAAATCTTTACCCTTATAGACCCACGATACCAGAAACCAGAGGTATTAAAAGTAGGGCAGAAAGTAAGGATTATGGAGAGTGCAAGGGAGTGTGGGAATTATAATGTTTGCACAAAAGAATATAAAGATGCTGTTGGTCAAAATAAAATTATACAAAGTGTTTTTGATAAAGGAATGGGTGTTAGTTACGAAATTGAAAATTATATGTATCCCCACTATTGCGTAATGCCAGTTGAAGAGGAAGAAGTACCAGAAAGAACACTAGACGACATATTATCCGAGCTATCTGATGAGGACAAAGAGATTATTAGAAATAAATTAAAAGAATAAGTATGACTATAGAAAATATTACATTAGCAATATTAGGTATGGAAAAATATTTAGGATTGGTATCTTTAATTGTAGTTGCTATTGGTATGCAATTTTATGAACCAAATGGAAAAGGATATTTTACAAATATTTTAGCAAAAGTTTTAACCTATCTTGCTCTGTATGGAATACTTATATATGTAATTATATCTATAATTAAAGATTTTTTAGAACAATAACATTAACTAAGTAAAATAAGTATGAAACTAGCATTATCAATAGTAGGTGAATATATAAATACAATAATCAGGATTATAGGATTTATAGTTTGCCTACCAATAATTATAATAGGGCTTATAATTGTATTAGTATTAGCTTGGTTTAAGATATAAATATGGAAAAAATAATAAAAGATGATTATGTAATTTATTCTAAAACATTTGAAATAAATGGAGAAAAAAAAGTTTTAGCTATACGGGATGATAAATACGCCACACCAGAAATAGAAGAAAGCATTGAAAAACAATTAGATTATGAAATATATAAAAAACAACAAAAAGCATTACCTATAGAACAAAGAGACGGTACAAATACTCCAACAGACTTTACTTGTCCAATATGTTTAGTAAAAGATAAAACACTTATTATTAAAGCTCCTGAAATAGGCACATATACAGCAGGTATTTGGTATGCAAGAAGAAGATACACGACAGTTAATCTTCAAAATGTTTACGAGTGTCAGAATTGTAAAAATCAATTTACAGAAGAAGAGCTTAATGCTAAAAGATTAGAAACATCAAAATCTAATCAAGAAATAATATTGTTTGAGCAATTACAAGACGGAATTATTACCAAAGAAGTATATGATGATAAAATATTTGAAGTTAAAGCGGGTATGACAAAACAACAATACGAAGCAGAAAGAGAAAAAGAAAAGAAAGAATATAATAGTTTTGGAAATAGAATATCTAACCTTTCTACTAAACAAATGATTACAATATTTTTAGCAGTATTGATAGCAGGAATAATTTTATCTATTATATTTCCAGAGCCTAATCGTTGTGCAAAGTTTGGAGATGATTGGAAATATAGTAGTGGATATAGAGGAACTAGAAGTGCTTGTATAAATTCAAATGGAGATATTAAGTATATAAAGTAAAATATATGAAAAACTTTAGAAAACCATTTGTATTTGATAAAAAACTTATGGAATTAACAGCTGAAGTTAGAGAGATTATACTTAGAGAAGAAAAAAAATTAGAAGAAGCTGAAGATATAAAATTAGCAGAATTACCTCCCTAAGGTCGATAAGGTATATTTGCAAAATCGAGTACATAATAATTAACTAATCATTAAATATGGCAAAAAATAAAGCAAAATCAGAAAATTTATTAAACTCAATGACTAGATTAGATTATCTTTTACAAGAAGGATTTACTAGAAAACAATTAGCAGATATGCTAGATATTCAATATGGAACTTTAAGTAAAATTATTAGAGGATTTTCAAAAGATATTAAAGATGAAAATCATAATAAAATTAAAAAATTACATTCAGATTATATTATACATAAAAGCAATGAGAATTATTTTGATGATGAGGAAGTTATAGATAGTCAAGATGCTGAAGAAGGAGCTAAAGAAATTAAAAAATGGTTATACACAATTGTAGTTACAGTAATATTATCATTTATAAGTTTGTGGTTTATTTTAGGTTATATTATAAGTTTATTTTAATATATTATAAAGAAAAAAAGGGAGTTAAACACTTCCTTTTTGGTTTAGATTGTAGATTAGATACATTCAGGGTCAGATTTTGTAAATGGACGGATATTAAATAAAGTGTAATTCATCAAGGCATAACCTTTGACTACATAAGTGTCAGCACAATTCAAATCAGCACAATGATACTCTTCATAAGGGTCAATCCTGCGGATAAAGGTTTCAAATCTTACATACCTTAATTGACCTTCGTAGATGATGTTAGCCCTATAAACATAAAACTGACGAACAGGTGGCTTGAGGAGAGTAGCCATTGCTCTTGTAGCAAATGTACATTTATAATATAATATGATAATTTAAATTTGTCCATACACATTTTTCTGTTATGGCTTCCGTAAAGTCTTCAATTCGTTGGGCTTGTAAAGAAGATTATAACTATACTTGTCAATTTTGTTATAATCAATTTGCTCCTAATAACCTTCAAATACATCATATTTTAAGACGAAGAGATGGCGGAAATAATCATTATAGCAATCTTATCCCACTATGCGGACATTGCCATAATATAGTACATAAATACAATTACACTCACAATTCTAAAGGAGACCGAATTATGTTTCTTATCCACAGAGTCATCATTTGATTGACTCTTTTTTCTTTATAAAACAAAAACCTACAACCGTTCAAGTGTAGGTAATTGTTCAATGCCTTGCCTGCTCAGTTAGAGGAACCTCCGGAGCCCCACAGGAAATGAACAAGGAACTTATATGTTTAGCCTTAAGCTCTAGGTGTACACCAGTTAGACATTAGTCTAAAGATTTGAAACTTAATAGCTATTTATATTATATCATACTTATTTAGTATGTTCATCTCTAACTCCTTTCCAATAATTATGTAAGTTTATTTTCCCACCATTTAAGTTATAATCATACCATTCAAATACAGTGTCTCTATCTATCCCTTTATCTACAACTTCCTTTATAGTGGCAAAATTGAACCAATAATCAGCTATACAGATAATACCTCCAACATCTCCTGATACCCAATCATCTATATCATAAATTGTACTATCATCCCACATTAAATCACAGAATTGTTCACAATATTGATGAACTGCTTGTTCGTATAATTTTTTTGTAGTCATATTTATTTATATACAAAAAATATAAAATCGTGCAATAAAAACAATGAGATTATAATTTTTACTATATCCCATTTATTTATTTTATAATTGTCTTGTATTCTTTTTGCCATTAAAATTGAAAGAAATAAAACAGGAATTCCAAAATTTATTAAAATTCTAATAAAATTTATTAAACTTATTATATAATTTTCCATATTATTTACCTTGTATATCTTCTTTTGTTCTCCAACGATTTTCTTTAGCATCTAAAAATCTTATACCTTGATTAGTCTTTTCACTTCTTAATCCTTCTAATATTCTACCTAGCCATTTACTTTTTTCACCTTCTCTTTTATATTCTGCTACCCAGAAATCTACACCGCTTTTATCTGGCTGTCTCATTCCAAAACTCCAGTATATACCTTCTACAATTGCTCTTATTTCCTTAGTTTCCATATCTTCTTCTATTATTTGATAATTTAATGTTAATGGGTCAATAAAATTACTGAACTGATTTATATTAGTAGGCACTCCCTTAAATATATCCATATGCAAATGAGGGGCTGTACTTTTACCTGTATTACCAGTATAGCCTATAATTTGCCCTCTAGAGACCTTTCCATTGCTTTCCTTAACAAATATATTCAAATGCATATATCTCACGGATAAACCCCTATTTGTGACCAATGTGACCATATTCCCAGCTTGTATTCCAGTAGAGGTTTTAGTTATACCATCAGCAATAGCATATATAGGCTTACCAATAGGTAAAAGATAATCTTGTCCTAAATGTGGTTTCCCTGTAAGATTACCAAATCCTTGAGGATATTTCTGTCCATGCTTAAATCCTAATTTATAATTATCTAATAGTGGTGGATGGTATGTGTAGTCTTGCCAGTTTTTTAATTCCATAGTTATATATTATAATTATCTCTTTCTAATAAAAATTCTTTAGCTTTTAGTTTACCTATTCCTTTTATTTTAATTAAATCATTATATTTTATATTCTTAAAATCTTTATGAGTATATCCAGCTTCTATAATTTTATTATATATACAATTTCTTAAAGGAAAGGGTTTAGCAATATTCCAATCAATATTTTCCAAATTAGCTTTAATAAAATTTCTTATATTTTCAAACATAATTTCAATTATTTAACACTCTTATTATAACACCTCCATCATTTTTTTTATATTGATAAGGTGCAAAGACTGGGATAAATACATCCGCATTGTCATCTTCTATCCATCCATATTCTACCATCATATCTGCTACAATCTGAACAGCATTACAATAGTCAAACCTTCTTTTACTATCTCTTATAAAGGTAAATTCCACCTTATAAGGAGTGTTTTTATCTTTGACCATACTATGGAACTGCTTTTTATATAAAACATAAAATTCGCCTACATTTTTCTTATATTCTATTGTTATTTTACTACCAATCAAAAACTTACCAGTCCACCTTTTACTATTTTTAGAGCTAGGTACATTGTTAGGAATGTATATTTCTTTCATATTCTATTTGTAAACTGGTATACAATTTACAACTTTATCAAAAAATCCTATCTCAAAATTAT